CATTTTGATACGCTTCTTCTTGTTCGTATCCACCTGTAATAAGAGGTTGTTTGATTCCACTAAATACAGAAGAACCTCCATCTTTTCCTACTACGTTAGTAACTCCATTTTTAAAATGTGTTGTCATATAATCAGCGCCTCCTTTGCGCCAGTTATTTTCACTAAGAAGAAAATAACCAATTTATAACTTAGTTCTTAGTGTGACTTTTATACAATAGTTTTTAGTAGAGCGCAAGAGAGCCTGCAGTGTGGATTGGATTTTTCCAACGATGTAGCTTTTTATTAAGTAGCTACAGAAACTTGTGGAGCAGCGTCTTCCACCTTATTTAACAGATGCTCTTTTTTAGCCTCTGCTAATTTTATATGGCTAATTACTTCTCTGACTCTTCGGTCAATCTTAACCATGTTGAGAGTATATCTACCCTCTTTAAGATGCTCCTGCTCCCATTCTAGGTCCAGACCCTTTTTCTTCGTGTAAAGGTCGTTTAGATGTTGTTGCATCTCCATCGATAACCTCCTCATAGGTTATTCTATTTACTCTTGGATCCATCATTTCTCCAAGATGTTCCCATTTTATATCACCTTTTCCCAATCTGTCAACAATAGAATTTTCTATATCTAAAGGACCATCTAGACAAGTAACAGTAAAATCTGCGTGATATTGATAGGCATTAATTTGAACTCTGAATTTTTTAGGGTGCATTTTTCCTTTCTATTTTGTGATTGTGGCGGGATTGTGTCCCGCCACAAAAATTTAAATATTAAGCACCTGGTGATGCAAATATACCTCTAGGGTCAGATACACCAAATACGTATCTTTCTCTAGCTTTGTATCTTACGTTACCAGTATCGAAGTCACCTTCCATTTTTGTAGTCAATGGAGCTCTTTCAAAATGCTTCATACCATTTGGCACATCTGTGATTAGATAGAACGCATCAGTGTCAGTTAAGAAATTGTTAACCACATATCCTTGTGGAACCATTCCCATAGATCTGATTGCATTGATATCATTATCAGCAGTTCCAACTCTACCTGCAGACTTCATAAGTCTTTCAGCAGTAAATTGTAATGCAGATGGAATGATCATCTTCTGCGCTCTAGCAGCGATTTTTAAACCTCTTTCATCAGTAAGCGCTGCAATGTCAATCATTGATTGCTCTAATGAAGTTTCGTTTAAGTCCGCAGCTGTTGCCAATGTATTACTGAAAGTTCCAGCAATAGTTGGGTGAGCTGTATTGAAAAGAGTTACACCGTCACCTGAGTTAAAACTTCCTCCAGGTAGACCATTATTAAGTGGGTTAACTGCTTTTACTTGTTTTGTTTGAGCCATAGATCTTGCTAAAGCTTTTGTGTATCTAGAAGCAAGTCTGTCATACAGGTTGTCCTCAATTGCTTCCTCAGTGATCGCAAACGCTAACGCAATTGTTTCGTTTGTGTATCTTGCTGTGAAAGTTTCTTGAGCTTGATCGTATCTTACACCAGAACCTTCCGGTTTAACTGATGCTTGAGCGAATCCTGATAACATAACTTCTTCTTCAAAAGCTCTGTCAGATGACTCAGTAGTATAAATTTCAGCTGACTGATTTTCATACTGTTTGTATTCCAGGCCAAATAGTGCATTTAAACCTGGCTCTAGTTCTTTAACTAGTTGATTACGTGATATAGCCATGATTATAAACCTCCTATTATATCCCTGCTACGTTGTTTCCTAAGATATGTTCATTGATCATAACTCTAAGAGCAAAGCCCTCAGCGCTAGTATCAGAATGATCAGGATCTCTGGAAACTCCGATGATTTTTAATTGGGCGATTGAACCACTTGTTGTAGCCGAAATTTTTGATTTCGAAATAAACAGTGGAGTCACCCCAACGTCTCCTACTTGATCCGCGCAGCCGCCTACTTCGTTCTGATTAAAAGAAGTGTCAGCAGACATAATCTCATACATTTGTTGAGGGTTGTCTGTAACAAATGCTACTATATCAGTCGCAGTATTACTAGCCGGTGAAAAGTTTTGAAACGTTGGCTTATTTGTAGTTGCATCAGTGTAAAACACTCCGTTCAGTGTACCCAGATTGTTTGTATCTGTGTCTCCTGAAGCGAGTACAACACCGTCTGCAGTTAATTGCACCATTGCTGCGTGCGAAATTAAAGCAGAAGAAGCTGCAACACTGTACTCAGAAAGAGCCATGTTGTTGTACGCTTGACCAACCATTTTAATGGGTCTGAATCCAAACCCAACTGTTGACGCATTAGCCATAGTTGTTTTCTCCTTATGTGACCTGTCCTTGCGGACCTCCAGTCACGGTTAATGTTTCATCGCTGGTTTGAATTGTTAAAAATTTTTAACTTTTCTTGCCACCGAAGGTTGTACGAGACTGTCTATCAATATCGATAGGCATTCCCTTATGCTGCTCCTTCAAAAGATCGTTGTCGATTGCTGTCATTTGATCTTGAGATTGTTTTCTATAATATTCCTCTCTTGATCTAGCGATCTCTTCCGGTACCCTAGTCAGCACTAGGCCTCCGTGCCCGATAACCCCTGCGTATTTGCCATCTGCGATTGCTGGAAAGTCGTCATCTGGATATTCATCTGATCTTACTAATTCATATCCGGACCTTAAGCGTCCTTGTATGTTTTTCGTATCAACGAATCCTAAAACTTCAATCCTGACCCATCTGTGTCTGAATCCTTCTGGCGCGTTGGGCGTATCTAAGTACGATGGTGGAGACCAAACTTTTGGCTGTTGTTTCGGTTTAACCGTTTTAGCCTGTGAAACTACTTTTGTAGTATCACTTTTTTTAGTTTGACTCGCACGAGTTGGTTGTTCTTTTTTCATATGCCTATACCTCCTTCGTGTTCATAAGTTGCTTCGCATACTCTTCTAGTGGCACACCTAATTTTTTAGCTATTGCTACTTGAGAAGATGTGAGTCTCACTCGCTTTGGACCAGTCTTTGAACTACGCGTTGCAGATGCAACGTTCTGTGTAGGTTTACTAGTCTGTTTTTCTACAGTATTACCAAATTTGTGGGGAAATTCAAGTCTTATTCTTTTGTCCACTTCTGCATAATATTCATCAGATTGTGGGTCCATCCCCTCTTCTTCAGTAAGTTTTCTGTGTAAATCAAAAGCCGTGTAGGTCATAGCATTATCTGTGCCAAACCATTCATTTCTTTCAGCCCAAGCCTCTGCTTTTGGATCTCTAGCAGGTTGTGATTGTGTCGGCGTTTGTACTGGTTGTGTTGTTTTTTCTTTAGCTGCTGTTTCTTGCATTTGATGTGCAGTTTTTAATTCAGCTAATTTACCTTGTTCATAACCAAGTTGAGAGATAGCAGTCAAAGCTTCCACTTCAGCTTTAGCATCTTCATTTAATCTTGCAGTTTTTAATTTTTCTTGAGCTGCTGCAAGAGAAGAAGAAATTCTACCTTCCATTTCTGTAGCATAGTTTTTATCTAAAGACGTAGATTTAGCTTCAAATTGATCTCTTTCTTTTTTAACTCTTTGTGCAAAAGCAAGAGCTTCTTCTCGTTGTCTCTCTGCTTCACGCATTTTTTTAGTTAATTTAGCTATTCTTTTTTTGACCCCTTCAGAATACTCTTCAACTGCTTTAGTGTTATCCGGTTGTTTATCACTCCCTTCTTCACTAGTTGTTTGTTCAGTCGTGTCCTTTTCCATTTGAACATTAGACTGCTGATCAGATTCCTTAGATGAATCAGTGGCGCTACCACCGTCTTCAAGTTTTGTTTCACGTTCATTTTCATATGTTTTATCTATTTCTTTATCTGTTGTTTCTTCTATTGGCAGTTCGACATCTTGACCCGGACCGGATGTATCAATGTCAACTGTTTTTGGTTCTTTATCTTCTGGCATAGTTTCTCCTTATCTATGTTAAAATTCGTGGAATATGTCTTCAGGGTTTTCCACGGTTGCTAAGATTTCATCATCATTGAGAAGTCTTATCTCACCCCCGTCTATTTTAATTCGTGATCCGGCATATCTTGCAAATATAACCCAATCACCTTTTTTACACCAAGGACCTTCTGGATATCTTTCTTTATCATAGCAGTGTGGTCCCATTCTTAAAACTAACCCACAAGTTGACGCTACTTGTGATCGTTCTACTGTTTCGTCTGCTAATAATATTCCGCCTTTAGTTTTTTCTTTTTGTTTAAAAGGTAAAACTAAAATTCTCCAACCTGTTGGTTCAGGAAGTTTTGATGATTCGTCTATGTCTTTTTTAACACCGACTAGTTCTTTATTTGGGAGAACTATCTTTTGGTTTGATGTTGATGACTGTTCCTTCATTTTCATTTTGCTCCTTTTTATTTAGCAGGCTGGATATTTCCTGACTGAGATACTGATATGTTCGTATCTGTCCTAACATATACTGGTATTTTTCCATATTGTCAACACCACCAGATGCCATTGCAGACACTACATCATCGTGTCTCATTTTAATTATTCTTCTAATTTTTTCTATGAATATCATGTCGTCCATTATTTCTTCCTTTTTTTATCAACACCTTTTATTTTACCTTTATTTTTTGATGCATAAAATACAGCCTCAGCTTTTTTCTTGCCGTATTGTTTTTTCATCGACTTCATTATTTTTTTACCTTTATCTGTTAGTGGCATTATAGTTGTGCTCCTTTTTCTGGTTCAAATTCTTCTAACACTTCAAGTTTTTCTTTAGCGTTAGCTATCTTTTCTATTTGTTTATTTACTTCATCTATATGTTGCGGATGCTCTCCAATACCTACAGAATTACTTAGGTATATATTTGCTGTTGCATCTGCTTCTGCTATTTCAGCTTCATATTTAGCTTTTAGTGCTTCTAGTATTGCTCTTCGCATTTCGTATTGACTCCTTTCCTCTTTTAAAAATTGCAGCGACTTGTCTTTTTCCCATAACTTTGGCACGCTGTTCTCCAACAGTTAATATTTGAATTTTTCTAGCAAACGGTTTAGAAATCTTTTTAACTTTCGCCACCGTCTTACGCGCGTCCGTCGGCGTTGCGAACTTAATTCCAACAGTGTCGCGTGGGTTTTCATCAGTGTAAAGCCTTCTACCATATTTTTTACCAGGGTGTTTACCCGTTCCTTTTTTAGGATCTTTTGCCATATTTCTCCTTCCAATACTTGGCTCTCTCCAGCTTTCTAACTCTATATTCTAATTGGTCAATACCAAATATTTTTTTAAAAAATTCTATTAACATTTCCATCTTCTACGAGCCTGTCTTAATCTTGAGTTAGGATCTCTCGCAGCTTTAGGAAACTTCTTCATTTGACCTGCGCTTCTTGCACAGTATGATTTACGTCGTTTAGCAGCTTTAGATCCTGGTTTGACTTTGCCAGTGACCGCTGTTTTTAGTTTAGAGCCAGGATTCATTCTTCTATAGGCTTTGACCCCAGCTTGTGTCATACCCGCGCCCGACTTAGTCGAACGAAAATTTTTTTTATTTCTTGCCGGCATGTTGTCTTGTTTTCTCATTATACCAAACCTCCCATGCTCATGCTTTTTCTTTTTGCAAAAGTTTTTACATTAGTCGGTTTTCCACCAACACCTTGTGCTTTACTTCTCTTTCTTGCAACAGCAGAACGCCTTTGCGATTCTGTCATTCGGGCGGCTTTTGCAGCAGGCACGCATTTGGGGTATTTTCTTTTTGAT